ATATTTTTCACAGTCGGTTCTATTAGGAGGATAACCAGCCATACCTAACGCAGCAGTTTGAATCCCTGCTCCTGCAAGTGTTCTTCTACCTGTATTCATAGTTCCTCCGCTTGTCCAACTTGATCCGTCATATTCTTCCGTTGTATTTGCGCCACCTGAAGGTGTCGTTTTTCCACCAAAATTTAAACCTGCTGTTTGTGTACCACACGCTGCGCTACTTCTTTTTGCTACAGGTAAAGATCCTCCTGCTGTCCAACTTGACCCATCATATTCTTCAACGTTAGTTAAACCAGCTGGAGCAGGTGGAGAACCCCCAACAGCTAGACCTGCTGTTTGTGTTCCTGCGCCTGTAAGAAAATATCTTGCAGTTCCTAAATTACCTCCAGATGTCCAACTCGAACCACCATATTCTTCAGTTGAATTTTTAGCAGTATTTCCAGGAGGTGCAATTCCTCCAAAAGCTAATCCAGCAGTTTGTGTACCAGCTCCTCCCAATATATTTCTTGCCGTGGATAAATCATTTTGTTCTGCCCAAGATAAACCATTATATTCTTCTGTTTTTGCAGTACGTGCGGGACTTGTATCTTGTCCTCCAAAAGCTAAACCCGCAGTTTGTAATCCAGCCCCTGCTAAACCATCTCTAGCAGTTCCCATATTACCGCCACTTGCCCAAGCAGCATCTACGGTAACATAACCTTTTAAAGTACCGATTGAAGTATTATACCAAATTTGTCCTAATTGTGCGTCAGTTGGATCTTCACTGACCTTTCTTACTAACTGGCCCTTGATTTCTTTATAGGTTGTCATTCAACCTCCTTAATTATTCTTCAGCAACCAGCCTTGTGTTCCATCTGTATACACGAGAGTATTTGCTGCTCTTTCTGTAGCAACAGTTAAGTCTGCTGTTGCTCCGTTAATTTTCTCTGAGTTTCTTCCTACGGTTAAATTATTTGTATCAAATGTCCCTGCATAATCTATAAAAGCTATCTCATCTCCAATTGTTGGTGAACTAGGTAGTGTCATTGTAATTGCTCCACTAGTTGTATTTATGAAATATCCTTCACCTGCAGCTGCAGTAAAGTTAGAAGTTTTTACAGCTTGCCATGAAGTACCACCAGATACTTCTGCAAAAGATAAAGTACCTGACCCGTTTGTTTTTAAAAATGTATCTGCTGATCCATCAGCATTTGGAAAAGTTAAACCATCAAGAACAATGTTTCCTGAACCATTTGGTGTAATAGTAATATTACCACCTGCACCATCTACAATAGTAATTACACCTGAGTTTGTACCACTGTTAGTATCTAATATTAAATTGTGTGCACCACTTGATGTAATCGTTGCATCTGCTGCTCCTGTACCAACTACAATCTCACCAGTTCCTTTTGGTGATACAGCTAAATCTATATTTGAATCACCACCTAAAGCAGATAATTTAGGATCATTACCTGTAGCTGCATTTGTAACATTTAAATAATTTACAGCTGAACCTGTAGTAGTAAAAAATAATTGTTCGTTTGCATTTTCATCTCTGATACCGTGAGCATCATCGAAATCTATCATGAAAGAATTAGTATCTAAGTTACCACCTAATTGTGGTGAAGTGTCATCAACAAGATCACTTGCTAATGCAACAGAATCAATATTTGGATTTGTGCCATCATCTGCTTTTGCATAAACAAGAACAGTTTTACCATTTAAAATAGCTACACTGGATCCAGAACCAGAAGCATATTTAAATGTTACTGTTTGAGAACCACTAGTTGAATTTTTTAAAATATAAAAGTTTTGAACATCTAAAGGTATTGTTACGTTTCTTCCTGCTGATATTGTTCCTGTAAATTCTACAATTCTATGGGCAAGAGTTGCACCAGTTGAGCCATCAGAAACAGATAAAGTTGTGTCTCCAGAATCTGATACAGCTTGTTGTGTAAAACCACCTGAAATTTGTTCTATAATATTTAAGTTAGTATTGGTTTTTGTACCCCATGTACCGGCGTTTTCACCAGTTGCCATTAGTTCAATACCCAGAGGCGAATATGTAGATGCCATAAATTTTATCTCCTATGCAGCGTCAGTATAACTTGTATTTGATCCAGTTGCAACATCTGAATAAGTATCATTCGAGCCTGTTGAAACATTACTATAACTTGTATTTGAACCAGTGTCAACGTTTCCATAAGCTTGAATTCCTATTATTCCTGGTGAAGCTGTAATTTCATCTAAACTTAAACCTTGTGTTATATCTGCAATACTAGCAAAAGAACCTGCCGCAGACGTTGCAGCTATACCTGTTAAAGGAACAGTTATTTCTAAAACCACAGATCCAACAGCTGTAGTTGCAGCAACTCCTGTTACATCAACTAATTCTACACTTCCTATTTCAAGACTTCCTACAGCAAAAGTAGCAGCTACTCCAGTTACAGGTTTTGTGTCTGCTCCAAATTCTAAACCAAGACTTCCTACACCAGAAGTAGCAGCTACTCCAGATATTGATGCAGGACCAAATTCTAAACCAATTGATCCTTGACTTATTGTAGATTCTTGACCTGTTATACTTGGTGTTGAATCAAGTCTTATAGTTGTGCTTCCGACACTTGTGGTAGATTCTTGACCAGATAAACCAACTGAGTCTGCAGGAGATATTGATCCTACACTTGCTGTTGCATCTTGTCCAACCAAACCTATAACTTGATTTGGAGACTCACCCCAACTTAAATCACCCCAATCATCTCTACCCCAACCAACTAACGTTCCTGTGTAAGATAAAGTTGGAGTTGCAAAGGTTGATGATACTCCTGTTACAGGAACACCTAACTCTGCATCTATATCAACGCTTCCAACATCCGTTGTCATAGAGTGATTGCTTCCAATCATCTCTAATAAAACACCTATACCGATTGTTATAGATCCCGGTGATGCTGTTGCCTCTAAACCAGTTACAGATACAGTTTCATCTGCACCTTCTCCCCAATCAGCAGTGTTCCATGTTATTCTCCCCCAACCTGTTTCGTTGAAAGATAATGGATCTCCTAATTGTGATGTAGTTGCTTGACCTGAAACGACGGCTGTAATGACATCATCTTGCCACTCGTTTGACCCCCAAGTGTTATTACCCCAGGTAGATGCCATAAGGAGTTCCTCCTTACGCTATACGAATGATTGCGTTACTTGCGTCTGCTGTTGGAAATTGAATTGTAAAAGTTCCACTTGATACTGTTTTGTCACCACCGAAAGCAATAACAGCAACAGCTTTGTCAGATTGTGTATCGTTATAAATTAATGCACCATTTGCTGTAAAAGAAGCAGATGTAAAACTTACGTCTGCAAAATCACAAAATGCAGTTGTTCCAGAAGTTGTTGGAGTAACACTCGTTAATGTTGCACCACCTGCAGAGTATGCAGATCCAGATGTGTTTGAAATTTCTTCTGAAGTTGAATATGCAGTTGTGCCTGCACCTAAACTAGCATCACTATCATACAATGCTATTTTAAAAGTATTACCACTTGAAGCAGTAAAATTATGCGTGCCTACTAAAATTTCTTGTTTGAAACTTGTACAAATCGCCGATGATATTGCCATAATTTATCTCCTATGGGTTTGCTGAGTTAATTGGGATACGAACAGCGCCATCAGTGTAGTCATCTCTTCGTCTTCTACCAACTTGCTCTTGAGCAAACTTCTGTACCTCTTGTTTATACTTATTTTCATATAGTGTCAACATATCTATTGGACCTTTTAAAAAGCCATATGTTTCTGATAGACAGCAATATAGTAACCCATTTGGAAAGTTTAAACTAATATAATTAGTGTCATTATTTTCTAATAAAGCTGGTGCAGCGTTGTAATGAACTCTAAATTTATACGTTGTATCTGGAACTGGAGCAAACATCATTCTTCCTGAATTAGTATCTGCCTCACCTGTAGCACCTCCAAACATAGCATAGTATTTTGGTTGACCTCTTTTTGTAGAGGCTGTGGAAGAAATATACTCTTGTAAATATGTAATATCTTTTTTTTCTAACCAAACATTTGGCCCTGTAGAGGCAGATGTTGAATCATAAACCTGTATTCCTCTAATAAAAACTGCTCCTGCTGGAGCATTAATTGTTTCTTGTCCTGCAACCAAATCACCTATTTGTTGTTTTCTATCTGCATCAATAGGCACATCTCTAAAAATTCTATATTGTGCATTTAAAATTATATTTTCTAAAACAGAATCTGATAAAACATTAGAGTCTGTTTCTGTATAACTTCTTATTTGAGTTTTTAATCCTGATGCACTTAACCCAGCCATTATTCAGATCCTTTTTTATGTTTTTTATTTATTTTATCTATTTTGTGATTTTTAACTTCTTCATACAAAGTAAGATGTGGATCTTGTTTTTCTGGTATAAAAAAATTTTTAATCCAATTCCAAATTTTATTTATCATGCTTCAATAGTCACGGGTCCAACAGAACAACCGTAACCTCCTCCTTTTATATTACCACTTGTAGCAGTATCTGTGTCAACTGTAAAATGAAAATAATTAGACGTAGAATAATCTGTTGTTACTCGTGCATCGTTTTTATATAATCCAGTTGTAATAGCGTAGCCTGTTGATTTTGCAATATTAACACCTGTAATTCCATCAAAACTTTCAGGATTAGAATATTGAAAAATATTTCCACCTGCAGAAATTGTTGGTGGACCTCTAAACCTATATGTTGTTCCGTTAACTAAACCATGACCTGGAGAAAAAACATTTATAATTCTAGAACCTGCTTGATAAGTTTCAAAACCATCGTTAGGTATTCTAACCGTTGTAGCCGGTTCTGTTCTATCTGTTCTTACATGTCTTAAAGCTATAGCATCTGCTCCGTGTGGTTTTGGTTCTAATTGTGGTTGTTTTGGTTCAAATTCAGATATGTGAACAAGAGATCCATTCCATTCTCTTACCATTTCTTTGTATGGAAATTCCATACCTGATCTATCTGATATTGCTTTTGAACGTTTACCTGATGCGTAATTTGCCATTATGTTCCCGGGTAATAAACTTTAGGAGTAATATATGTACTCGAAGCTGACCCATCCTCCGCTAATGCTCTTGCTAATTCATCTTCATAATAAAGTTTCATAGCTTGTACCATTTGTGGTTGATATTTTTGTGCTAAATAAAATGCAAGACCTGATACCATACAAGGCACAAATCTAAATGGTAAATCAGTTGCATTTGTATAATCTCCTATGTCTTGAATTCTTTTTATGTAATAAAAATGCATATCTTTAGATGCATTAGTTGAATCAGGTGTAGGATAAATACTAATACTTACATGATCTATAAATCTTTGAACCCAATATTGATTAGGTGTACCTTTAGAAAGTTTATTTGAAAAAGCTGCGTAAGTTGATCTGTCAACTTTCGTCATTGGTGAATCAGACTGAGTTGTTTGTGTTCTATTAGATCTTAATTGTGCTTCAAGGACATCGGATATTCCGTATATACCATTTGGTGTAGAAGTAGCACTTGTGCCATCACCACTTGATCTAAAAAACTTATACTCTGTTTGTCCTTCAATTAAATCAAGATTAAGTTCTCCTATTTCCCAATAGTGAATACCTCTATTACCCCATTCTTGAAATAAGATATTAAGAGATCTTCGGGCTGACTTCATTTGATAGCCAGCCACAGAATTTAAT